TAGCTACTATAGCTACTATAGCTACTATAGCTACTATAGCTACTGCTATGACTATTGTGATAATGGCTTGTGCCAATATCTTCTCTAGCTTACTTATTTTCATATGTTCCTGTTGTTGTGTAGCCACAATATAAATGCGTAGTAAGCACCTATAATAACTACTGCTAATAAAATCACTCTCATCTTTTAGTTTTTGCAAAGGTACAACCTTACAATTGATTGTACCCTACTGTTAACATATAATTAACTCTTCATGGTAGGTAAGAACCTCATACCATCCCTCAGAATATTTCTGAATAGTGCAGGGTTCATATCATCCAACCACTTCAAGTAATAAAAAGTTAAAGGTGTATCATGCTTGAACATTCTCTCTAACTCATTAGCTATCCTTTCTGTTGATACAACATTCATCTTCGTAGGCTAAAACAGTTTTATTGTGTTGACTGCCTCTCCGGAAAAGTTGAGGTTCTTGGTGATTGCAAATCTATAGCCAATACTAACTTACCATTTACCATTCAATCTCATCCTCATCTTTAGTTATATCTGCAATACACTTTACTACCAAAAAGAAAAATACTGCTAACGCTATTACTAGTGTGCCTATAGCTACAGCTAGGATAAAAAATTCTAGTTCCATCATATTAAATTCTGTTTTAAGTACTGTATAATCATCCCTTGAAGTAGATAGTTCTTGGTTCTCAAGTACCTAGCATCGTAGCTATCTTCTAAGTGGTTAAGAACATAAGATACCCTCTCTTTGGCTACCTCATTATCCGTCTTTTCAAGCATTTGTTCTAAGTCCTCTATAGCACCTTTTACGGTAGTGCCACCTTTCATTATCTGCAGCTCTGCATGCTCGATAATAGTTCTGTACGGATTGTCAATCCATGCTAATTTGTTTTCCATGTTTGTTGCTTTAAAATTAGAAGTGGGTGCAGGATTCGAACCTGCGATATACGACGATGAAGACGTAGCCTCTTAACCAACTCAGTCCATACCCACTTTCCTTAATTAATTTTCAGTATATAACCACTGTGTACCATTATCTGTAGTGTGTAGGAAAGGTAAGCTGTAATCACAGCTAATCTCTACAACCTCTCCACCTCTAAATACTAGCCCACCATCGCTTAAGGTCTCACATTCACCCTCAGTATCACCGTGGTCTAAATGGTCTTGAAGTGATGTTACATCAATAGATATGGTCATGCCATTATGACATACATCAACCTTATCGGAAGTTGTGACCTTTGCATAAGATGACTTACCATAATCCTGTTGTGAAACTAATGTACATAGTGCAGGTTGAGTACACTCATCTTCACATGAAGTGAAGGTAAAAGATGCTAATGCTAACACCAAAATCAAAAATACTTTTTTCATTCTCTTTTGTTTTTAATTAATAAACTCTTGTAATGCAGGTATCGCTTTAGATACTTTAATGTTGATGTCTTCCTGTATCCCATATAGATACCACCATTCCACATCCTCACGATTTCGCTCTCGCTAGGCAACCTGCTATGCCTTCTCTTAAACAACCTAATACCTGCTTTTAAATACAGAATAAACATCTCCTTCGCAGTATGCTTATTGAAAGCCTGCTTGTGTGTATAGCTTGTGCCATATAACCTGTTGATGTCCTGTACACAAATATTGTGTATTTGAACTACTCCATAAGCTCTACCCCCATCACCAACCACATGTACCCTATTATTAGATTCAACATGCCTTACTATGTTGTATATCTTGTGTAGGTCTTGTGCCTTGACTGATGAGAGTGATAAGCTTATAAGTAGCACTAGGGTGAACCCCTGTCTTCTTGTCTCTCTTCCCATATTTTATCTTTTCGGTTAATAACCTTTAGGAGTAACCACACTATGAGCCACATGCCTGTAATACAGATTATGAATGTTACTGTGTCTTGTTCCAATATTGTAGGGATTTAATTAGAAGTAAAGTCTTTGTGTTCAGTGGAAATTCGTGACCCCTTACGTAGAAGCATGCATCAAAGATTGCAACAATACTATCTCCTTTTAGGTTAAATAGCCCACCTACAAAACCATTATTATTAGATTTGGTGAATCCTAGACCATAAATCCTCATCGCCTCACTTATTTCAAAGTCATCTAAGATGTCATCTACAGGTTTGTTTTGGTATACCCTAGTGTGGTCAGTAAGCTGTTCAATAGGTCTCACAATAATCTCTTTGTTGTGGTCGCTAATATTAATAGCTGACTGCCTAGCATCCTCCAAGCTCTTCTTCTCAGATACCCAAGCCCTGTCACCATTAATTGTTATAAATTTTTCCATGTCTATTGTTTTAGTAGTTGTTGTATTAAATCAAAAGCCTCTTCTACTTTGTTTTTTGAATATACAGAGTGCTGTTCTCCACTTAAAACCATTGAATTTAATAACCCTATAGCCATACCTATTTTAGTTAAATCTCCACTTATACCCCCTACCTCTGCTTTGAGGTAGGCTTCCATTAATTTTATAACATCACGTTGGTCGTTAGATAATATGATGTTTAAATAAGCACGTTCCTTTCTGTAAAATTCTTCTGCTGTCATATCACCTCTGATTTAGCGGTTGTTCTAATAAACCCTACCTCTATACCTATCTCAGTTCCCTGCTCTAAGTACTCCTGCAATTCACTCTCATCCGGTATTAAACTCCCTGAGTCATCATCGTGTAGAGCATATAAAGAAAATGCACCATTGGATATAACATCCTTGGCTTCCTGCTCTGTCAATACCTTCCATACGAAGTTATCGCTCTCTGTAATCTTAATTGTTTTTCGTGTCATGATTTTATTTATTAATAATTCTTATATAATTCTTTGTGTTATGGAAGTAGACATCCTCAAAGCTAGACCACTTGACCCTTTGCTTGATGTCTGCCTCCGTCTTACCTAGTAGCTCCAATCCTTCCTCGAAGGTGTCTCTACTAATATTTGCCTTATCCTTCTGTGGGATATATATTCTGACTAGTACGCTCATCCTACCAAAAATATGCGTTAGTAAATTCCGTCTTACTCTCTACCCAATCCAATACCTGTCCTGCGTAGTAGTCTGTTGTCAAGTCCTCCAAGAAGTCTTGAAGCTCTCGTATTGCACTTGAGCTACTAGTTGATACCTCTCGTCTGTCAAATTCAGTAGCCCCACTTTGGTCACTGCCTTTGCGTGTACCTGCTGAATAGTCCCAATCCTTTGCTATGATTGTTACCTTTGTCTTTGTTGCTACTGCTGTGATGATACCACCCTTGCAGTACTCACCAATCTTAAATGTTTTCGTTGCCATATTAATTATGATTTACGATTAACAGGGATACACTCGTTGTACTTTACCTGCTTGAAATAGTCATACGTCTCTTCGTATGGATAGTATGGCTCACCATACAGAATAGTAAATGCCTTACTTGTGATGTTAAAACCAATACCATAGCTTGATGACCTAAACTCTAACGTCACTGTATCTGATAGCTCATCCCACTCATAGCCTCTGAACTGCACCCACTGTGCAGCTTCCCAAACTATGAAGTTCATCTTAGACATGTACTCACTTTTAAATCTCTCTAATGGTAGTGCCATAAATATAATATTTAATGATTAAGACAACCACCCTACATGAAAGTGAGAGTGATTGTTTCGGATACTAAATCCTCATCAGTTAATCTTAGCTGTGTACACAGGATTACCTTTCTTATCGTATGTAACTATGATAGGTCGGTGTCCTGTTACTGTGATAGCAGGCTCTCTGCTCTCTACAGGAGGATATGTACCCCCAATTTTGCCTTCCCCATCTAACGGGTTAACGCATACTCCATTAACGAAATGGTTACCACCATCGTCAATCATGTGGTTTTCACCATCAACTTTAAAATACTGTGTCTTCATCTTTTTTAGAATTACAGGTTAATACTTGTTGCTCAAGGCAACCTCTTTTGAAGTCCTTCATAATGGACTTATTTGTTATGTGCTTTATGCCTAGAGTAGTCTCTAGACCATATACTGCTTGAATAATTTTCATAGTTAAATATTTACATGTGTTCCTCTTCCGTCTTCGTATGCCTCCATGATATAATCACGAGTCCTACGTGGTTGGTCATTGTAGTATTCCCACTCATCTTTATCGTGTAGGTCTACACTAGTCCTGCCTTCTACCCAATCCCATTCACTCTCATCATTCAACCAATCATAGTACTCTCTATAGTTCCTATGTATACCAAAGCTTGTGGACTCACAGCAATCACAATCCATACTAGTCACTGAGTAGTAGATAGTCTTGTTCTCAAAGTTATACCTGTACCAATGCTCTAGTCTAGTCTCAGTCTTGCTTAACCAACGTCTGAACCTAAACTTCATAGTATACCACAATTGCTTAGGTGTCTTCATCTCAAATGTGTAGAAACTAAGTATGTAGTACCCTAGGTAGAAGCTTAATAGCTTGTTTAGGTATGTATCACTACTATATCTTATTCCTAGTCTAAACTTTCGTGTTCTGTTCTGTCTGTCCTGCAGGATGTACACCATGCCGAACCTTGTCTTACCTTGTATTGTCTTCATAACTATATATATAATGTGTTAATAAATTCCTTCAATAGCTTGATGCCTAGTACATTTAACTGTACGTTACCAATCACGAGCCCCTGCTCATCAGCTTGTAGCTGTATGTGTAGAGATTCTGTCTCGGTGTTCTTATTATCATACTCGGTGATGATAAAATCCCTGTAGCTTGTTGAGGTATCAATGTGTAACCTCTGACACCCTATTGATGTCTCCTGCTGTAGTTTAATTAAGTTATTCATCCTGTTTAATTTATGATTAAGACATAAGCAGCGTAGCTACCCATGTTTCGGATACTAAATCCTCATCAGTTAATCTTATCCATATATCCAATTAAAGTTCTTAGAGCTCGCCTTCTTAAGCTGAGTATGAAATCTTTTAATAGACCTAGCCAAAGCTAATGCCTCTTTAAATTCTGACTCAAAGCCACTCACGTCACAGCCATCACGTACTTCATCTCTGAACATACATAAGCTCTCATTAATACCTACTACTTGGTAGTATAAATCGTCATGCAGCCTATCAAATTCTTCTATGTCATCTGCATAACACAAGTCACGCAAATCGTTCAATAAATTATAGGCTTTCTTACCTATCTGATAAATTCTCTTCTCTTCTTTAGTTGCCATAGTTTCTATTGTTTATTAGTTTTACATCCTACACTACTCTCTCTCTAGTTGCACCACTTGTGTACACTGAGTATCCGAAAGGTGTTACAGTCTTCTTAACTGCATTCCTGTCCTGCAATTCACCCTTATCTTTGTTACTCTTAAATGTTGTCATGATATTATAAATTAAATCCTCCAAAGCTTGCGTTAGCAATGGTTGATGGGTTAATAATTAGGTTACCTATCAAAGCTAGTACTGATACTGCTATGAATGTTAGTGCTATAGCTACAGGTATGTTCACTGCTAAGCTGTTTGTATCTGTCAATTTTGATATTAAAGTATTCATGGTGTATAATTTTAATTGTTATTATAAATGTCCTCCATAAACTTGGTTACCCATATCATCATAGATGTCATATCTATCCTCATCATCGGGCTCACCATCTTGTAGTTCAGCTTGTGAAAATAAACTCTCTTCTTCATCATAAGGATAATCCCCTATTAAATATTCAGCAATCTCTTCATTGCTCAATCCTTTTAGTAATGAATTATCTAATTCAATCTTCACCTCTTTGTAGTATACTCGTGTTAATGTTAATACTGTTTTCATCTTGTTATATTTTTAGTTATTAATTCTTTCTCTTCTCTCTCAGCATCTCTCTTCTTCTGTATTGCTAATATAAACTCACGGTTAGTGATGCCTGCACCTGCAGACATTCTCTTCCTGTTCCAATCTGATATGTTTCTACGTCTCATCTCTAAGCTTTTACAAAGTTATAATACTGTCTTGGTTTACCTCCAAAATCTAGGCTACCTTTCTGTCCATCTGACTTGCGTTCTACTGCTACAAAACCATAGGCAAATCCTAATACCCTAAAGTCATCCTGTAGCTCATCTGTTGTCCAAGTTTCTTTTACTGTGTTCATTACTCTTCGTGATTTAATGTTACATATACTCTCAATACTATCTCGCCATCTATAACCCGTAGGTAGGAGCTTAGTGCTGTTGGCTCTATTAGTGCTACAATATCTGTGCTGTAGAATGCTATATCCTTTCCTATGTTACAGTGGATATTAAACTCTGCCTTATTCAACTCCTCTATGCTGAAATGTCCTAATCCATATCCTATATTTGATTTTAGTGTAGTGATAACTGCTTTTACTGTTCTGATTTTCTCTTTGTTTGTGTTCATGATATTATTAGTTTAAAATTAATACTTCGTCTTCACTCAACCCTCTCTCTATTTGGTAGTAGTACGATTGTAGTGTGTCAATTAGGTATCTACCTTGAGCAGTATGAAAACCATATGAATGTGTATATGCACCTGCAATTGGCTCATTCTCAATTAGTAGATGAAATAGGTCTGTAGGTGTTATACCTCTCTGCTCCTTAGCTAGTCTTCTGCATGCTAGTACTAGTGACTTAACATTGTGTCTTGGTTGACCATAGTTCGATGTGATGTACTTCTTTGCTCCTGCAATTGTTAAATTTGTGCTCATTATTTTAGTTTTTTAAAGTTATTAAATGCCTCTTTCAATATAGGATAGAAAGGTATTATCAAGGTAATAACTACATCCTTCTTTGTTAAGTCCTTCTCGAAGTTATCTGTAAGCATTCCGAATAAGACCACGGTTGATATTATCCAAAAGCTAACATAAACAATTGTTACTATAACTAGTGCTGTCATTGTATTATATTTTATGATTATAATGTGTTATATAGTTTATTGATTATTTTAATTTCTTCTACTGCCATAACGATGTCAATACGATTAACTCGCTCACCATATAGCAGTCTGTGAGATGTGCCATATGCTCTAACTAAATCGTCATGATGCTCCTCAACATCTTTTCTGTCCCTAGTTAGAAATGCTTTCTTAGATGATGCTGTCTTGTAGTTAGCTAACCCCTCAATGTAATAAGCTGATATCTCTGATAATGTACTTGTAAACTCTCTCTTGGTGTTAACATCTTTAATAATTCTAAAAAACTCACTGCAATTTGTCATGATAATTGATTTAATTGTTAGAGGCAAAGACAGGATTCGAACCTGTACGTGCTTATTATTTCACACATCCGATTCATTGCCATTAGTCATCTGTGGAGGGTTCGAACCTCGTATACCCTAACGTATACAGATGATTGTACTTACTGTATCTCTACAGTCTGTAACCGATTTGATTTTAGGAGAAATCTTTACTCCCGATTATAGTCTCAATGCAAGTTGCTACTCGTGTATCCTTATTGAGTCTGACGATGAACTGTCTACTACTGTAATACTACTTACATAGGTTGCTCTCAATAGCAATTCTACTCCTATGCTCCATGTTACCAACAAAGCTAACTATAATCTGTGCCATCTACTTTTACCATTTAACCCACAATCGGGAAAGCTATGACCAACATGTTTATCATCTGTAAGAGTGAGCTGTGCTGTAGGATACTAAGTAAGTATGTAGCAGGGGAGCAGTAAGCAGGATGCTTGTGCTGAGCTCGATGATAATCCAATAATGTATAAGAACGTTTGTTGCTTCCAACACTGCAATAGTAATACATATATTTTAAATGGATGCTGATACTAACTCGTTGATAATGAGTGAGTAAGATGATATTAGGTAATTATAACCTGTTGATATACAGATAGTTAACATACACAACAAAATAAAATGACTTTTCGATGAATGGTAAATAACAACGATGAAATACACAATTTGATGAAATATTGGATAAAATGTTTGTAGGAAGAGCTTGTGAGATTTGTAGGGAGAATGCATTTCGTTGATGGAGTATGCAGTTCAACAATGGTAGTATGTATTGCATAGTACATAGCTAAGTAGTTGAGGTAGTGGTAGTTAAGTAGTATGTGAACAGGGGTGCATGTATGGTGCATGATACAAGTACTGCCTATAGATACAGCATGTATATCAATACAATCCCCGACGAACTTGCGAGAGAGCACGCAGCTTGATGCAGCAGCCGTTGATACAGCATGCGTGCACGAGCACAGCTAAGCAAAACCATGCTAACATTACTTAGATGTTCGTTTAAATGATGTTAGTATTACCACATGCGAACAGGAATGAATGAATTTAATGTGTTGAGTATCAGTATCGTAGAATATAGTAGTAGCATGGATGCAGCAATAGATAGCAAGCAAAAATCTCAAAACTATGGCTGAAAATCGAAAAAGTCAAACCCCACCCCATCGAGAAATTTTGGTTTTCCCTTTCGAGTCGGGACGGGGATTTATTATATAGACCCTAAAGAGAGGCGTTGCCCGAAAAATTTTTATATAATTTTTTTTTGATTCAGCATGCTAGGATAGAAGATGTTCAACATGGTAGGCTAACAAACGACCACTAAAAACCCCGTAGAGGTATAAATCGTGCCCTCTGCTAAACTTTTACTACCTCTCGGGTATATTTCACTACCGGACATAAAAAAGCCCCTTAGAGGAGCTTATATTAGTTTTAGTTTTTATTCAGCAAAGTAACCATGTGATGAAACTACCTAGAGCAGCGCCTATTAATAATAATGCTGCAGCAACGTATAAGAATGTTTTAGTAATTGAGTTTCCGATTCCTTCCATATATAATTTTGATTTGATTAAGCAGTTCCTAATGTAGCTCTTTTTGTTCGTAAGACAAGAAAGTAACACAAAGAAAAGAATATAATCATTTATTTATAATAGTTATATCTTATAGTAGATAATCTACTAGTAGATACATATTATAAGTATTATATTATAAGCATTATCTACTTTATACTTATCTACTAGTAGTTACACTTCTAATAATTATCTACTAGTGCTATCCCCCTTTCCCCCTTTCTTGGGACAAAGATAAGAAATATTTTTGACTTCTCATTTTTGGTAGATACATTAACATATCTTTAACTAAACCATAAAACAATATGTAAATTATTTTACGTATCTTTGCAGCAGAGTTTAATTAAAAAGATAAAATTATGGAGAATAAACAATTTATAGCTTACTATCGTGTGTCAACGGAGGAGCAAGGGAATACAGGTTTAGGTTTAGGAGCTCAGCAGAGTAGTGTTCGCCCATTTGTCAAAGCCAATGGCGAACTAGTAGGAGAATTTACTGAGATTGAATCCGGAGCAAACAACTCTAGACTCCAACTTGATGCAGCAATTGATATGTGTGTTAAGCTAAAAGCGACTCTTGTTGTAAAGAATCTCTCACGTATCTCTCGTGGAGGGTACAGAGTGATGGGTAAATTGCAAGACCTAGGTGTTGAGTTTATAGAGGCTACGTCACCCTTTGATAATCAGCTAATTAAGGAATTTAAGTTCTCAATGGCTAAAGAGGAATTGGAGCGCATCTCAGAAAGAACCTCAGCAGCTCTGCAGGAGATAAAATCTAAGATTGCTCGTGGTGAAAAACATATTTCAAAATCGGGCAATGTTGTAAAGTCTCTTGGTATGCCAAGTAACTTAACTGATGAGTCCCGTCAAAAGGCAAAAAAGGTAAGAATTGACAAAGCATTGAATAATCAGAACAATAAAAGAGCCGGAGCATTCATAATTGCGTTAGCGAAAGCAGGTGTCTCCTTTTATGCGATAACTGCTCAATTGAATCAAAACGGGTTTAAAACTAGTAGAGGTAATAACTTTTCAGAAGTCCAAACAAAAAGGCTATATGAGCGATACAAAAAGCAATCAACACAAAATTCACATATTGGGTGAGGACGGTAAGCGGTACTATATCAATTGCTACTTAAAGAATCATGAATGACATACAGTGGAAGGTGATGTTCACGTTCCTAGAACACAAATTTATTGGGTAAACTAATGCAGAAAATATTTGAATCGAGGAAGGACTTAAGGAGAGAGCTACTCACCATTAAGAAATTCATAAAGAAAAACAAACTCAAGTACACCTACGAGAAGTTAGATTGGAAGAGTTTAGATTATGAACTATATGAATGTAAGAAATTGGTAGCAGTGGTCGAGATTAAAAACTTTAAAGTGGCATGGGGCTTTTTTCCAACAGTGCTTGTTGCTTTAAAGAAGTACATTAAAATGTTGGGCGTAAAAGAGGAGAAGGATGTTCCTGTGTACTTTATGGCACACTTCTACTGTGGTACGATAGCTTGGATTGAGGTTGACCAAATCGATGGAGAGAATAAGCACTTTGAAAGGAATGAGATACGGGAAGGGGCAGCAAGCGATGCTGAGGAAGTCTTCTACGTAGTTAACGAATTATTTAAAACGATATGAGTTGGGGAAGTAAAAATAACGGTAGGTTCTGTCCAAACTGTGTCTCAGACATGGTTAATCAGATTAGAAACAAAGAGAGAGTATACGTATGCCTAGAATGTGGTGTAGTAGAGCAGGCAGATGAGCCACAGGAAAGTCAAATAATTAAAACAAAAAAAGATGAAGGTATCAGAGAAAGACAAGCAATGGACTACTACGACTGTAGCGAACAAGATATTATCTACCACTACATTCAACAAAAAGACCCTAGCTGAGGAATTGGGAATTTCTCGACCAACCCTAGATAAGAGATTGTTTAGGGAGTCTAAGTGGAAGGTGTTAGAGATTAAGTGGCTAGATATGCTACATAAGCAAAAATGCGACTATTAATTTTATCAGTATCTTTGCTACATGAAACTAATAAATCATGATGACAAGAACAATAAAATTTAATATAAAACATTTCATAGAAGAGTACATCTATAGCATAGAGTCTAAAGACGACGATGCTGAGGTAGAGCTACTAGAGAAGTTTAATCGGGTGTTCTACAATAGTCCACCACAAGTTAAAAAAGGTATACAAGCATTTCTGTTCAATAATAGTAATGCGAAGGAATACAAAAAGATACAAGATTTAGCCACAAGATGCGCCTGTTTTTTAATAAGTTAAATATTTTTTGTATATTTGCACTTATAATTAGTGATACATAACTCAAAAAACTAAAACACATGGCAATTAAAGGAAACGCATTTAGCGAGTACAGAGATGTAATCGTTCAATTTAACCTCTCAGAAGGGTTAGACATCGTTGGGCAAACTGCTCAAGAAGCGATGAGTATTGATGCTTATAAAGCAGCATTAAACAAAGTAGCTGACATTGAAGCTAAGTATGCAGCAGACTCTACATCAGTAGTAGATTTAGCAGCAGTTAACGTTGTAATGACAGGAACAAGTCGTTACAAGCTTTACAGCTTTAACTTAACACTAGACATTTCAGCAGGTCTTTACAGATTCGTTTGGATTGAAACAGTACCTAACGCAGCAGGATTAACTCCGTAAGCAGTTAAGTAACAACTAATGACATCTCGTCGCTTAATAGTGGGCGAGGTGTTTTTTAAACAACAATAAAAAGATGAAAAATTTTAACATATATTATAATTGCTTTAGTTGGTCGAATAACCAACAGGGTGAGTTATGTGTTAAAGTGAAGATAAGTATTTAGATACTATTCCTTTCTTTATTACAGTACAAGCCCTTAGCATTTATGTTAGGGGCTTTTTTTATTGGGGTGCTTTTTAGCTGAGGTAGGGTCTGTAAAACCCTAACCGAGTGGTGCAAATCCACTATACACCACAAATAGAAGGAGTCCGGTTGGACGAGGGGCTAGTCTTGAAAACTAGTAGGTCGTGGAGACATGGCTTGGGGGTTCGAATCCCTTTCCTTCTACTATATAGAAAGTGAACTCACTAGGGTGGGCTTTCCCTGCTAAGGGAATGGGTCGAGAAATTCGCTGTGGGTCATGACCACCTCTTTCTGCAACGTATCATATCGTATATCGCAAATCGCAAATCGCAATATGGAATATTCCTCAGTAGCTCAGTGGTAGAGCAAGGTGCTGTTAACACCGAGGTCGCAGGTTCAAATCCTGCTTGGGGAACAAATACATCTAGACTTGGCAGCAGCAGTGGTCTCCAAAACCATAGCGTAGGGTTCGATTCCTTGTGGGTGTGCTAAATGTGCATTATAATGCACAAAATGGGTGTTTTTGTTTATAATAAGCAACATATAGATACTAATAGTGTGTTAAATAGCACTTTATTAAACTGTGGTGGTCTAATCTTAGTAATAATTCGAGTAAGTTAGCAATAATTGGTATGTTTCTCGAAATTTTACTAAAGCAGGTGGTCTAATAGGTGGTGTAATGTCAAGTTTTCACTGTCATTTACTTGACACATCAATATATGTAAAAGCGTATAATATGGCACTTTTGATTGGTATTATATGCAAAAGGATATAATATGATTGAAGTAACAATCAAATTGGGGAGAAGCTAACTTAGTAGAAGCAGTGGTTTGAAACGCCACAGGAACAGGAGCATAACCTGTCTGCCCCACAAATGACTCTGTGACCGAATTGGCTAGGTGGTTGGCTGCAACCCTTCACATGTGGGTTCGAGCCCCACCGGAGTTTCTAATGCATGGAAAACCCAACATTAAGTGCTAAATTGACCCTTAATGCATGAGAAACCCCACACTAGTGGAAAAATTCTATGTATATGTCTATATAATGGAAAAAAGTATACATATACATATATTTGCTATCTTTGTGACAAATTAAATTTAATATGAAACAAGGAACAGACAGATTTGTCCCTATAGAAAAGGATGTCAAAGATTTGATATTGATGTATAGAGTAGACCACGGTCTATCCTATAGAGAGATTGAAAGAAGATTAGGCGTATCTAGAGAGACAGCGAGGCTCCACTGCTTAGAGAACTTAACAGAGGAGAAGCGTAAATCATTAAAGAAAAAGAAAAAACTTAACTCTAGAAAGGTTAAGAACAGAAGTGTTACAAAAAAGACACCTCTACCACAGTATAACTCAGTTAGGAACTATGACTTCCTACAATACATACGAATAGTGTTCAGATGGGCGTTAAAGACCCACAGAGACCTCAACAGGGGTACTCTAGAAACATTACTCTTCCTTTACCCTAAAGGTGCTTTTACATACACCGAGTTCCATATATACTACAAAACTATAGGGATGTATCAAAGCCATGTGCTAGCTGAGTTTATTGAAAATGGTTGGGTTAAGGTTTGGAAGAAGCGAACAGGTAGAAGTCCTAAGCTATACGCATTAACTGATAAATCCAAAAGGTTGTGTGATGATATACACAAATACTGTGTAGGTGATAAGAAGATGTCTGAGGAGTCTGATAATCCAATAGTCTCTGACAAGGATGTTAGAATAAATACCTACTACGTGGATATGATTAAAAAGATGAACAAAAGGAAAGCCCCTACTAAGTAAGGGCTTTTTCTATTTACGTTTGGTTGGTAATTTTCTTTTACGTCCACCCTCTCCGGCTCTTCCTCGATTAGTGCTCGTCTTAACAAATCTTCCTACTGCGTGGTCGTAATCTTTACCTTTTATATCTTTACCTGCTGCTTTAGCTTTTAGCCTAGCTGCATTAGACTCTACCCTCTTCTTTACTTGCTCAGGTCTAGTATTTATCTTTTTATCTGTAGCAGCCTTCTTTTTTCTTGCTGCAGCATTCTTTCTATAGTACTCGGCACTCTTGCTCATAAATCTGTTATTGGAATTAATTTCGTATATTTGCACAAAGATAAGCAAAAAAATTAAGAGTGTAAAATATTATGAGTAAGAGGATTGAAATAATTGGAAGTTCTCTTGTAGTAACAGACACCGATACAGAAACAATTTTGTATGATGTTCCTAAAAATTTATTGTACTATGAGTATACAAAGCTTGTAGAAGAGAATTTAATATGGTTCTACAAGATGAATGGTGAAGCTAACGAAGCAGCAATACCTGCAGCTATGTTAGTTTCAGATGCCGTTAATAAGGCAGGTGATGTATTTACAGTAGACTCATTTATAGAGTTTGCTAATACACAATTAGGTACTGTAGATGTTATATTACAGGACTCTACAACACCATTAATGATTGTTGATGTAACATTGTTGGTAACTGAGACAACCCTGTCATCCTTAACAGCTAAGGATAATTACATTATAAATGTAACAGATGCTACCGGATTCGTAGTTGGGCAGTATTTAACCATATATAATGGAGATGCTAATAGGGTATTTTTCTGTCACATAATAGCTATCAACACTTTAGCTATTACAATAGATTCACCATTAGATTTTGAATTTCCTGCAGGTTCTTTTGTATCGGTAGGCAGTTCAGATATGGCAGTTGATGGTTCTGTTACACCACAGATTTTTGGTGTAAGAAACTCAACAGGTGTAAGTATACCACTTATCTTTGATATTTCAAGAATAGCAATTGAGTGTACATGTACAGGAACAGCAGACTTATCTAAATTTGGAGATATAGTTGGTGGAGTAGCTAGAGGATTGGTTGCAAGGAGGGTAGACGGCACTTGGAGAAATATATTTAATGTAAAGACAAATGCTGAGCTAAAGATGCTGATGGATATTTTTGAGATACAGGCAGCAATTGGTAATCAACAAAATGGTTTTACAGGTATTTGGGAATTTGGTGGTTACAGCAATTTAGGCTCTGTAGCTAGGATAGGGGCTCTTGAGGATGTTCAGTTTATAGTACAGGATGACCTATCAGCATTATTGACCTTGGGTATTTCAGTTCATGGTAGCGAAGTAACAGTATAATCAAACCAATTTACTAGAGGACAGGATACTAAGTTTTGGATAATTTTAACTATCTTTGTACCTCTTGATAAAGCACAAAATAATTATGAAAATTAACAATATATGAAGACAACTTTGGCATTTTTCGAGAACCTAACAACAGGGAAAAAAGTACTATTGCTCTTTTCCCCTATAATAACAATATTAGTTTCTATGAAAGCAGCCCTACTAGGATTATTAATACTACTGTTTATAGATTTATTAACAGGTATAAGGAAAAGTGTACATGAAAATAATGTACCATTCAACATTTTTAAGAAATCTTTTTGGATGAATATACAAAGCACCCAACTACGTAAATCGTGGAGGAAGGGTTACGAGTATGGTATAGGTATTTTGGTAATAGCAACATTGAGGGCTTTGATTTTTGGTAAAGAGACCTTAATAACTATATTTTCAAAAGAGTTCAGCCTGATAGAGTTATCCATAATAATTCCTTCTATAATAGAGGTATGGTCTATATTTGAGAACATCGAGGCTGTTTCGGGAAGTAATCCATTAAAGAAGTTGTTCAAACTATTCCCTAATTCATTGCAGATGTTATTAGGAAAGAAAAAGGACGAATAATGAGGTTACTTATAGAGAGATACAACTATGACGATAAACAGACCTTAGGTAGGCTTCATTTGTTAAGCTATGAAGACTATATACTAAGGACTTGGGATTGTCTAGAGCTTTCTTGGAAAAATAATTTTAAGGGGGTATCTTGTATACCTGAGGGAACATACAAAGTGTGTAAACATAACAGCCCTAAATTTGGTAAGTCACTTTGGGTTCAAGATGTCCCAAATAGGAGTGAGATATTAATACATAGAGGAAACTATAATTCAGATATATTAGGTTGCATAATTATAGGTATGGACTTAGGAGATATAAACAATGATGGTTATCTAGATGTAACACAAAGTGTAGATGCAATAAAAGAATTACTAGAGCTTACAAAACTTATTGACTCTCTAATGTTAACAATAACAAGCTCATAAATTAAATATTATGAACAAGAAACTTAATTTAACTAAAATAATATTAATTACTGCTCTAATATTCATAGGGTGGCAAAACTTTTTTAATGACGAGCCCGAAATTATACCTGACCCTGTTACCGTTAAAATTCCGGAAACCACAGGAGCTAGTGGTATTGTGAACTTAGAGCCTGAGGTAGTTATAGATACTGTATATGTAAAGGGAGATGTCATTGAGATTGATAAGGGTTATAAAGAGCTCTATGAAAAAGCTAAAGACTCGTTAGAAAAGAAGGAACTATATTTAGAGGCTATTCAGATAAAGAAATATTCCGATACTATAGTTGATAATGATGAGATAACAATAAAAGGAAAAGCCACTACTAGAGGTAGTTTATTAGACTACTCAGTGGACTACACCATAAAAGAAAAAGAGTTTACTTATATACCTGAGATTGTATCAAGATTTCCAAAGCTTTCTTTAGGATTAGGCTTGGAAGTTGGAGTGCCACTTATGTTAGATGACCCAATGGTGATAAAAGCTAACCTATCGGTTATAAACAAAAAAGGTAAGGAGTTTGGGGTATCATATGATACAAATGGTACTGTGTGGGTTGGAGCAAAAATAATTATAAAACTTAGAAAATAATGTCTAGAATAAAGAATAAGAATGTATATCCACTAAAACTTTATCCAAAGCTTACAGATTACGTAATAGGTTCAAGTGACGAGTCTAATGGTGAGACAGTAAACTTTGAGGTTGGAACACTTACAGGTGTAATAAACGGGGGTGGGTTACCGGATGGAATATTGTCGGGAACTTACCAATGGGTAGTAGGTACGCTTACCTTTAATATCCTAACAATAGTATATAGAATAGGTGGTATAGTATATAGCACTGACCCAACTTCCGTTACACTAGATGTTGGAGGAGCTTTAGCTAGGAAAGATGTAATAGCTGTAAACACAGACAGAAATGTATTTGTAATAAAAGGTACAGAGAGTATAACTCCTGCAAAACCTGTATTAACAAATGCAAACTTATCTTTAGAATTTACTTTCGTTGATATAGCAGCAGGTGCAACAGTACCTACAGGAGTGACATCACAAGATATTTATGATGAGGGCTTAGGTCTTCCCGATGAGTTTACAGCAACAGAGTCTACAGGTAATACTACCATACAATTAGACAGTAATGACAATTCTAATACAGGTACTAAAGCTATAAAGTTTCAATCACCACTAGACGGTGAGACATTTTCATTTTCTACAGATACTCCTGTAACAGTTAACTTTGGTGACTATCTGCAATTTTGGATGAGGATAGAAATATCTCATGAGTCGGGACAAAAAATAAATATAAGGTTCTATAATGGTGTTAATATAGTAAGTAACACGATTACAGTAGTAACAGGTTTTTATAATTTTATTGGTGATTTAGTAAATGAGTGGCAGCTTATATCTATTCCATATTCCGATTTAGGGTTTACAGATGTAGAGTATGATAAGATAGAGTGTGAAATTGATATAAACCCTCTTATACCACAAGGTCAATTTTATATAGACAGTGTAGCAAGGATTAGTGGTTTAGCAGGTGTTGATGACTCTATAAATCACTCAGCATTATTCTTAGATGATGGTACAAACCCACACGGAACAACAAAAGATGATGTAGGTTTAGGTAATGTAGATAATACAAGCGATATAAACAAGCCTGTATCTACAGCTACACAAGCTACACTAGATTTAAAGCAAGATATTATAAATTTTGGTACAGATAACCAAATACCTATAATGAACGTAGGTGGAACTGATTTTGAGTATGATGTAGCCTTAAATTTTGATACAGCAACTAATTCACTTAGCGTAGGTGTAGATAATACAGCAGTAGGTAGATTTAGAGCCTATGGGTCGGGAACAGGTGGTCAACCTCTTGGTGGTGCACTATTCCTATACGCACACGCAGACTTTGATACTTCAAATGATTTTTATGGTATATATGCTTGGGAAGATGATTTAAGAATTGCTGATGCTTTAGATGCCCCAATACTAGAATATACTGCTGCAAATTCAACATGGAATGTGATTAGTGCTTTATATGTAGATACTATAACTGCAGCCACAACAGATACTGATAGATTTTTAGTGTCTGATGGTGGTACAATAAAATATAGAACAGGTGCACAATTGTTAAGTGATATTGGAGCTTCTTCAACAGCACATAATCATACAGTAGATAGTTTATCAAATGTAACCATAACAGCTAACTCTACAGGTGAGCTTCTTAAGTGGAGCGGAACTGCTTGGATTAACAACACTTTATCTGAGGCAGGTATAGAGCCTTTGTTTAGTAAGAATACAGCATTTAATAAAAACTTTGGAACTACAGTAGGTACAGTAGCAGAGGGAAATGATAGTAGAATACTAAATGGTCAGACAGCTTTTGGATGGGGAGACCACTCCTTAGCGGGATACTTAACAAGTTTCTCAGAAACAGACACATTACAATCAGTAACAGCAAGGGGTAATACAACAAACATATATTCTGTTTTTACTAACGGACTAGACGTA